TTTCTATGCATATGCACAAATCGCAGTGCCAATAACGAGAGGAGCAACAGAATGATAAAAACCGTGCACGCCAATAAAAAAGAATGGGTATTAAACAAAGGGTTGGCTGACGAAAAAGTAGAACCTTTTAATCATAAAAATAAGAAACTTAGCTTATGGTTTAAAACAAATAAAGCAATCCCTTTAAAGACAAAAGAGGAGAGAAAGATAGAATATGAGCAACAAAAGACCAAGAAGTTTAAAAAGCTAAATGCAGATTACAAAGATACAAATGTATCTCTTACTTCTAGCGATGCCGTGGGACTTCTTCAAGTGCAAAGTGCGTTTGCACTAGGTGTAGAGAGTACAAAATTTGTGTTTGAGAATGGTACGGTTATGACACTAGAAAAAGAGAGCTTTGTAGAGTTCGCTACATGGTTTTCTATCGAGCGGAATAAGCTTTTTGAGTAAGGAGGGTGGGATGCCTAAAAAATCTGAATTGGTTTGGAAATTTGAATATGACATAAAGAAAAGAAGTTACGCTAAGAGAGTAATTCTTGCCATAGATCAACTTCTAAATGTTATTGTCTGGAATGGCTCACAGGATGAAACTATCTCTAGTAATGTGGGTAGACGAATAGAGGCAGGAAAAGCGTATAAGGTCGAGAAATGGCTCTGTACGCTTCTCTCGAAAATACAAGAAAAACATTGCGAAAAAGCATTAGGAGAGTAAAAGATGAATTATGGAATTAACGGAAGCATCGGAGTAGATGCGGCACGACCTGTGGAAGTAGCATCTACTACTCCCATCGCGTTGGTGGGAGATACAGATGTGGGTACACCAGGGCTGTTTTTTTACGGCTCGGCTACTTTAGCTTTAGCCCACGTGGTGGGTGCAACCGATGGTGTGATTAGAACTGCTTTAGAGCTTATAGAAAAACAAGGGGTTTCATCTCCTATTATTTTGGGTGTAGTTGCTACTGGAGCAGAGGCTAAAGATGACATCTTAAGCATGATAGATAGACTTAAGTTTGCTGAGGCTGAGACTGGGTACAAGCCTAACCTTATCATAGCCCCAACTTGGAGTTATGATGTAGATGTGGCAGTGGCTATGGTCGCTATGGCGGAACGCTTCTGGGCGACGGCAGTAGTAGATAACTTAGCAGATAATGAGACAGACGCTTTAGTATTTGCATCTAACTTTTCGTCTCGTCACTTGCTTATCTACTCTCCACTTGTTAAGTATTATGATGTAGTACAGAGTAGCTCTGTGAGTATCGCCGCATCTTCTGCTTTAGCAGGGATGATAGCACGGACAGATGGTGAAGTGCCATTTGGTGTGGCAGATAGTGTTTCTAACCGTATGGTGCAAGGCATCTCTGGTACAGATAGAATAATAGAGTATGCAGATGGTCAAGACAGCGAAGCTAGAAGACTTAGAAATGCTGGCATAGGTTCTATTGTCAAAGATGTCGGGTGGAGAACGTACGGATTTGAGACTACAGATATAGACCCTATTTGGCAGTCGTTAGAGCGTGTAAGAGTTTTTTACTCTGCACTTACTGCTGTAATGACAGCATCTAAATGGGCTAGAGATAGAAGAGCTAATGAGTTGGTTTATGTACGTGATAGCATAGATGCTTTCATGCGTGAGCTTAGAGGAAACAATGTAGCTCTTGGGTTTAGCATCTATTTTGATATGGAAAAAAACACACTCGCTACAGTCACCGCGGGTAAATTTTACTTAACAGTTAAGTGGCAGAATATGCCTACTATCAGAGAGTTAAATATAGAAATGGTCTATACCGATGAGTATGGCGATGTGTTATTAAATATTGTTAATGGAGGTTAGAGATGGCAAATATTAGAGACCCACGCACGCTTATAGGGAGTGCTGTATACATGGAGGGAGATAGATATATTGGAGTTATAGAAGATATGCAACTTCCAGATATTTCATTTGCTACGATAGAGAGTGGTGTAGGAATAAAAAGAGAAACTCCTGTACCGATTTTGGATGCGTTAAAAGCAACTATCAAGATTAGTGGAGATGATAAAGCTGTGTATAAAGCTACTTCACAACAGTTAGCAAATACTACAAATATGACTATTCGTAATGACACGACAACAGTTAGACACGATTCTTTAGATGTTACTCTTGGTGGTCGTGTAAAAGTACTTAAAGCTCCAACGCTAAAAGCTGGAGAGAAGATTGAGACAGAGCTAGAGTTAGCTTTAGATGTCTATGTATACCAGGTAAATGGCGTGAAGCGTGTAGAGATAGACGCAACGAAACAAATCTGTGACATAGACGGCGTAGACTTATTTGCAGAAACACGAGCAAATCTGTAGGAGGGTGGGATTTCCCACCACGTAAAACAAAAATTAAAAGGAAAAACATGTCAAAAGTAAAAATAAAACTAAGCAAAGAGTACAACATAGGTGGAGATGTCCTCTCTGGAGAGATAGAGCTAGAGACTCCAACCATGGCAACGATGGTGGACGCAAGTTCACTTTGTCCTCCTACAAATCAGATAGGGTTTGGTGTAGCCATAGTAGCAGTAGTGTTGGCAGTACCATTTAACCAGGTGAAAGCTATGAACCCTAAAGAGTTCATGGCTTTACAGGATGAACTTAAAGAGATCCTCCCAAACTAGTGTTTGGTAGTCAAGAGAACCTGTTGGACGCGATGATGCAAGTCTCATCTCATCTAGGGTTTGGCTACCAAGACCAAAGAAGTATGAGCGTAGAGGTGTGGGAGCATTATCTTACTAGAACCATAGAGACCATAGAGAGGGGCAGTAAAAAATGAGTAACATAGTCAATTTTGGAATAGGCATAACTTTAGCAGATCACTTTACTAACCAGTTAAGAGGAGCAGAGAGTGGTGTAACATCTTTTACCACCAAACTTGCAGCACTCTCTACAGTCTCTGCTGGTATAGGCTCGGCTATGATGAGTTCGTTTGGAGACTTCACAGAGAAGTTTGCAGAGGTGGCTCAAAAACAAGGGGATATTATGTCTTTAGGCATAGACACAGAGGGGATGGAGTCTATTACTGCCAAAGCTATTGCTTTTAGCTCTAAGTGGTCAAAGATGACTGCAAAAGATTTTATTGGGGCATCTTATGATGTCAAGAGTGGTATAGCAAGCCTCACCGATGAGGGCGTAGGTGAAATGACACGCTATGCACTTCTCACAGCTAAAGCCACAAAAGCAGACGCAGCCACAATGTCTAAAGTCTTTGCCATGGGACATGGAATATTTAGAGACGAGTTTCAAACCGATTTTGATTTTGGAAAAAAGTTTTCAGCCACTATTTCAGCATCTGTTCAAAGATTTAGGACGGATGGGGCAGACTTAGCAGCAGGGCTTTCAACAATAGGTGCAGATTCTAAAGCTTTTGGTGCTTCGCTATCTGAAACCATGGCAGTATTGGGTATGTCGAAGGGTGCATTTAATACGGCTAGTGAGGGAGCTACATCGTACATGGCTTTTTTGGGTGGAGCTGTTAAGGCTCAAACAAAATTAGGACTCTCTTTTGTAGATAGTCAGGGTAAGCTTTTGCCCATGGCAGATATTTTGGACAAATTGGGAGCGAAGTATAAAGGTCTTTACTCTGCTGATGGTGCAACTATAGGTAAGATAACAACAGCATTTGGAGGGAAAGAGGCTACCAAGATAATCAATGCATTAATAAATAAGACAGATGAACTTCGTGATGCAGAAAACAACTTAAAAAAGGCACAAAAAAAAGGTTTAGACTACACAGTAAAGATGGCAAAGGCTCGTGAATATGGTCAAGCTTATGGCAAACTCTCCAACCAGTTTGAAAACTTTTCATACATCATAGGGAAACAACTATACCCTGCTATGGGTTGGCTCTCTTCACGTTTTGGAGAGTTCATCAACAAAGTGGTCTCTTTTGTGGGTAAGTACGAAAGCATAGCTCAAACTGTAGCTACAGGTGCAGTGGCATTTGCTATGACTGCTACAGTGCTGGGAACTGTGGGTGTTGCAGTAGCTGGAATTGGCTTTGGACTCTCATCACTTGGTCTATCTTTTGCAGGGCTTTTAGCTGTCTCCACTCCCATAGTTGCAGCACTTGGGCTTGTAGGACTTGCAGGGTACGCTCTGTATAAGAATTGGAAGAAGATAGGTAACTTTTTTACTCTCTTTGTTTTCGATGTAAAACAAGGCTTGGGGGACTTAAGCCCTTTTATATCTCGCATATCTACAGTGTTTGAGCCTTTGGTTACAGGGGTTAAAGATGTTTGGAAGTGGACAACTAGCCTATCTGGAATCTCTTTGGATAGTGCAGGTTTTGCAGAGTTTGGATTTAGCATAGGGGGTGCATTGCGAAACATAACCGAGGTGATAACCGTAGCCATAGAGGGATGGGGTAAGCTATTTGCATGGGGTAAGAAGCTATTTCAAGACTTAGAGACATGGTTTCCAGATGGTGTATGGGCAGAGTCTTTAGCCGTTGCTGGAGGAATGCTTCAAACGTCCATGGATGGTTGGGGGAAGATCATAGACTTTGGCATGAGCTTCATACGTGGAGAGATAGCATTTAACCCCTCTGCTATTTTGTCTAGTGTCTGGGGTGGATTAGATTCTATTTTCTCTACTGCCATGAGTGGTTGGGGTCAAATCATCTCTTTAGGGTGGAACTCTATAAAAGAGCATATTTCTTGGGATGGTGCTTTTAGCATTTTGTCTGGCATTTGGGGTGGATTGGGT